AGCCGGTCAAGAGATCATCGGGATCGGAACAGGCGATAACGCTGGATCAGACCGAGCGTGCCATAACGGACACCAATCAGGAGATAGCCGGAGAGCCGATGGCGCATCCAGTCGAGGCCCCGACAGATGCTCATCCGTTGGCGAAGATATTAAAAAAACGAGGGAGGAAACCTAAGTAATGGGATTCGTATTGATAACAGCACCGGCAACCGAGCCGGTAACTTTAGCCGAGGCGAAGCTGCAATTGAAAGTTGAAACAGCCGATACTGCCGATGACAACCTGATAACGTCATTGATCACGGCAGCAAGGATGGTTGCTGAGGAATATACATGGCGGCCGTTAATTACCCAGACCTGGGAACTTCGGCTGGATCAGTTTGATGAGGCCGAGTATAAACTCAAAACCCCGGCTATATCAATCACATCGGTTAAATATATTGATACAAACGGCGTGGAGCAAACCCTCAGTTCCGGCACGTATCAGTTATTGACCGGCAGCGAACCGCACCGGGTTGCCTTAAATTACGGCGAGTGTTGGCCGGTTGTACGGGGTGATTATGACGGCTGCAAGATACGTTTTTCGTGTGGCTATGGTGCTGCCGCAGCAGTCCCGGCTTCGATCAAGCAGGCGATTCTGATGATGATCGGGCATTGGTACGAAAACCGGCAGGATGTTATTACTAAACATATAACAGCCGAAATACCAATGAACTCAAAATATCTGCTTGACCCGTATAGACTTGTAATGTTATGACGATAGGGGAACTTGACCGGCGTATATCTATCTATACGGTTACTGATGCCGCAGCCGATAAATTTGGCGGCAAGGCACAATCGGAAGCGTTGCTAACGACCGTATGGGCAAAGATTGACGGGGCCGGCGGGGACGAGAAAAAAGAGGGCGAGAAAGTTACAGCAACATCACGTTGTAATTTTACGATCCGTTACCGGACGGGGCTGACCGAAAAGATGAGGATCAAAGTTGACAGCGATACATATTATATCAAGCATATCGAAGAAACGACAGGCGACCGGAAAAGATATTTAATTATCAGCGCAGAAAAGAAATACTGATGTTACGGGCAAAAGTTATCGGTGATGGGGCAGTCAAGTTAAAACTGCAAAAGATCAGCCAGTCTATTGATTCTAAGGTTTTGTTTTCTGTACTACTGACCAGCTCGAAGGTGCTGGTGGACAAGATGCGGGAGCTGGCGCCACGCTCGGAAAGAGGGGGGAGATCAAAGAGGTATGCGAGCAGGCGCCACCCTCCCGGCTATTTGAAGGCATCAATCGGCCAGGTGAAGGGGCGGGGGAAGGAATATCCTACCGTATGGGTGCGTCCCCGATTTACCGGCGGATGGGATCCCTGGTATGCTCATTTCCCGATGGCCGGGACAAAACAAATGAAGAAGGCCCCGAATCCGTTTGTTGATCGTGCATGGGCCGAAGTTGGCAGTACGGTAAAGTCAAACATAACGACACTAATAAACAGTATAGTTCAAATAGCGACCCGATGAGCTTCGCAAGTGCAAATGTCGGTAAGATAATTTACAACAAGGTTAATTCAACCGTTGCTGTATATCCGCAATACCCGCCGCAGGCGACCGCTGCACCGTATTGCGTTTATGTGATATTGCGAAGCGACCCATCGGACACGAAGGACGGCGCTGCGTGGAGCGATTTCATTACGGTACTGATCCACGTTTACGATACCTCGTATGCGAACTGTGCTGCCAAGAGCATATCAATCCGGGGGCTATTAGATCACCTGTCGGGTACGATAGAAAGCGTGGTATTGAAATCCTGTATTTTCGTAACCGAATCCGATGACTTTGATGATGATTTACAATTAAATATAAAAACAATGGAGTTTAGATTTTGGATTAGTAATTAAAAATAACGGAGATGGCAACAGAAATCAATGGAACGAATTTGCTGGTTTATGTAGAGGGGACCGCAGTTGCGGCCTCTAAAACCTGTAAGCTGACAATCAAGCACGACACCCGTGATTGTACATCGAAAGACAGCGACGGCTGGGAAAAGAAAGGCGAGGGCAAACGTAGCTGGTCAATGAGCTGCGATGGCCTTGTGGTATTTGACGCTACCACGCAGGGGACCGATGACCTGATGGGGTTCATCACATCACGGCACGAGGTAACGCTCAAATTCTCGACCGAAACAACGCAGCAGGGATATTGGTACGGTGTAGGATATATCACCGGACTTGATATTGACGCTGCAAATGAGGAAACCGTAGGATACTCCGCAACCTTTGAGGGGAGCGAATCACTTACCTATGCTACACACACTTAAACTTATGAAACACTAACACAACTATAAGATGGCAAGGACACAGGGAGTACTTAACGGGACTGATTTATTAATTTATGTTGATGGTAATGTAATTTCCTATGCCACTACGGGTAAAATATCGTTTACCGCCGATATGCGGGATACGACCAATAAAGACAGTGGCGGGTGGAAGTCTATCTTACCCGGATTAAAGAGCTGGGGGGTTGAGGGCAGCGGGTTTGTAACGCTCGGCGATACCGAGCCACGGATCGAGGACTATAATCTTTCCTATTTGTTTGACCTGATTGCGGACAAGACACGGGTAACACTGAAATTCAAGACCGCTAACACGGACGATTACTATTTTCAGGGTTATGCCTATTTGACAAGTGTTTCCGCCGATGCACCTAACGAAGCCAATACCACCTACTCGATGAGTTTTGCCGGTGATGGCGAGCTTCATCTTTACGATCCGGGCGGGATACACGGACCTATAACATAAATTGATAAATTATGATACAGGAAATAAACTTAGGCGGCGAGCTTAGGCCGATTTCATTCAGTCTAAACGCTTTGGCATTGTTTGGCAAACTGACCAAACGACCGTTAAAAGATGTCCTTGCGCTTTCCCCGGAAACGACACAGCTGGAGGATTTCATTGTCCTGATGTGGTGCGGGTTCAAAGACGGTGCAAGGATCCACAAGAAAGAATTTGCGTACACGGTAGAGGACATCGGGGATTGGATTTCCGATTCCCCGGAAGCGTTTGCCGATTTGCTTGTGATGTTTAACGAGGCGCAGCCGCCGGAGGAAACAAATAAAAAAAAAGAAACAGAAAGCCCACCTCTCAGCCCCTAACGCTTGATTACCTTATGGAGATGGGATGCGGGCAGATGGGTATGACGATTGATGAGTTCTGGAACGCAACTCCGAGGGAGTTCTTTAACAAGATGCAGGGGGTTTATGAACATCAGAAATTTTTACAACAAGAAGCGTGGAAGCGGATGCGGCATTTTGCCTGGCTTTTGCTGCAACCGTATATCGAGAGGGGCAAGGAACTGACACCGGAACAACTGATGCCGTTTGAATGGGAACGGCCTGATCCGGGTGAGGTAAAACGGTTAAGCCGAGAGGAGATCGAGGATTTGAAACAGAAGTACAGTAAAGGAGCGCCAACTAACCGGAAGATATGATAAACTTAGGTGTAAAATTATTTGCCGATATAAAGGATTTCACAGCCGGGATAAATACCGCCATTTCCGAAAATCAAAAGTTATCGGGCAATACTACGATGACTTACGGAGCGTTAAAAAAAGAATGGAATAATGCCCGCCGGTCGCTGCAAGACCTTGCTGTACAATTTGGCAAAAATTCAAAAGAGTTTAAGGAAGGTGAGGCAAGGTTAAAAGAATACGGCGCTCAATTAAGACGGGTTGAAGGCATAGGTAAAACGGCTCGTAACGCTTTTACAAACCTAACAACTTCGTTAAGTAGTATGGCTGCCGGGTACTTAGGCGTAACGGCATTGGCTACCGGGGTTGTATCTTTCTTCAAGTCGGCGGTAGCCGGGGCGATGGCTGATGAGAAAGCAGAAAGGCAGTTGGCTCTGGCGCTTGGCGATAACCGGAAGGAACTCGCTGCATACCTTTCGATCAAAAAGCAGATGTTTGAAACCACCCTGTTTTCTGAAGAGGATATTTATGCGGCACTTAATCTTGCTGCCGGGCTTGGCCGTACTGCGGAACAAGCAAAGTTGATGATTGAAACTGCTGCCGGACTTGCCAATGTAACCGGGACCGATCTAAATACTAATATGATGCAGCTTTCCGCTACATTAGAAGGTAATATCGGGCGGCTGGGGAAATACGATGGCGAACTTAAAAAACTTACAAAATCAGAACTCGAAAGCGGCGAGGCAGTAGTGATCCTGCATAAGCGGATGGTTGCCTTTGCCTCGGTAGGACTTGATACGGCTGCCGGGGCGATAGACCGCACTTCTAAACGGGTTGAAGATTTTAAGGATAGACTCGGAAAGGCGTTGTTGATGTTTCTTGGATTTACGGCGAGGGTAAATACCGCTATAAATACGACAGCGGTAGGATTTCAAAATTATGTAAATGCGGACGCAAAGGGAAGGAAAGAACTCATAGAGGGCTGGGAGAAGCAGCGCAAGATGTATAAAAGCAACTATGATGCTTTTGTAGCGGCCAACGTCTATAACAGGCAGAGAAGGGATGCGAGTATTCTCTATGATGAAATGAATCAACTGATATGGCAAGCCAAAGAATACGAAGCAATACAAAAGGCCGTAACTGAGCCGATAAAAAAACAAAGCGAGGCCGTTGATAAACTCGGTGATGCCTGGCTAAAAACAACCGAAGCATTTAAGGCATATACCGATTCCGGCGGGTTTGGCATCCCGACAACCGGCCCGGTATCTACACCGGAAACACCGGGCGGGATTGCCCCGATGACACCAAAGCCCGGAGTTGTTTCTACAATTCCCCGTTTTCAATACGGTCCCACCCTTGCCCCCACTGCCGTACCGGTCGGCAGCGGCTTAACAAAAACAGCAGATTTACTTAATCAAATATCGGGGTCGTTTGATGCCATTGTCGCAAAACTACCATCTTTTGCCGGAGCGTGGGGCAGGGCTTTTGAAGCGATTAAAAATACGGTTTCAACTGTTGTAAAGACAATAAGCGATACGAATAAAGAAGGACTTGAA